TCAAAGGGGAAGCCCAACATCGTAACCAGCAGCTGAATTGCTTGACTTGTGGTCAGCTCTCCCGCCACTTGTTTAGCGATGATGTCCAAAGCCGAGCTAACCTGAATGCCCGTATAGGATTGCGCTACGTCTGCTTCACCAACTTCTATTCCTTTAGGTTGGACTTGCGACGGCACGCCGCAAGCGTTCAATAGGTCTTCGCAAGCTTGTACGAGGACGGCACGCGCCGGGAATACAACTTGCTCGTCAAAGAGATTAGCACTTTCTGCAAGCTCCGTTCCTCCTCCAAGTTTGCCCGGCGTAGCAACCCCAAACATCATTGGGTTGGTAACTCGGTGGCCGACCATAATTTTAGCGGTCGTCTCCTCTGAGAGAAACTGGTACTGCTTATCCGCGTCGGACAAAGCAAAGGCTTCGATTTCTGGGACCCGGTCCGGTTCGTCAGAAAAGGTCATCCAAAACTTGCCCGCGTTCTGCGCTCCCGCCCCTTGGCGTTCGATGTCCTGACGAATCTTGTTGCGCTCTTCGTCCGAAGGGATGCCGTTCTTAAAATGAATAGCAAACGACGGGGAAAGCCCGTTCTTGATGTTGTTGATGTGAAATACCCCAATCTCTTTCTCGAGTTCGATGTAGTTCACTGCACCCAAATAGTCTGGCTTCGGGTAGTAAAAGGACCCGACGGTGAACGGCTTGACGTACATCAACTGCGTAGGCTGCTCGTCTTTGTACTCGGGGTTGAACTTGGGCAGACAAACGGGTTCGTTCCTTTTGTTTGACCAGTCCCGGGAGTAGTAATATTCGTGAACTACCTCGTTTTCGTCCATCGTACCAGAGCGCACGCACTCAAAAGGTACGTGCTTCACGTTGGCGATTGTCTCCCGGTCAAGGCTCCAGACCACTTCCAAAGCAAAGCCGTTGTGCAGCTTGAGGTCCAAAGACGCTTTTCGTAGTTCGTCGTCGAGTCCCCACTGCGCAAAGAGGAGTTTGGCGTTGAGGTCCTGAGCTTCGAACCCTTCGCCGTAGATCATCATTGCAATAGTGGTGCAGAGCGCGTTGTGGGTTGGGCTCTGGTGGAAGAGGTCGACGAGGTACTGCGGAAAGAGGTTGTCTTCGCCGTAGTTGACCCACTCCCCTTTGACGGTCTCCTTAAACGAGCGGGGCTGGTAAGTCGCCAGCTTAATACTTTCGATGCTCATTGGTAATAGATGATGTTATCTGCAACGCTGACAGTAGGCACAAAGAACGGCGTCGGTCCCGGAACTCTCAAGGTGCCTTGTTCGACCATACCTTCTACCAGCACCGATTCCGGATCTTTGTTCGAACTCGAGTTTTGAACGTAAACGAAATAATCGTAATCACCCACTTCGGTTAGAAGGACATTGTTTGTCGTTACGCCGTCGGTAGCTACGCTGACTTCCGTGTAACGAGGGTTGTCTACGACGATGTCCGCCACAAAGAAATGCTCCTCTTTGCTCATCCTATGGACCAGCTTAAAGAGGTAATGGGTATAGGAGTAGTCCCGCGCTGCATCCTGAAGGGTCAGAAAGATAGATTGCGCGGAGCTATTCGAGTTTAAGTACAACATCTCTCGGGATTAGATGAGCCTCTGGTACAATGTCGTCTAACCAATACATCGTAGGCTCGTATTTGTAACGGCAAAAGGCAGACACATTTACGCTACTCTTGACGTCCGCCACGAGCGGCTCGGTCATACAGAAGTATTTGACTCGCGTATTGTCGTAGACGTGCTGGGCGGAACATCCATCCAACCCGACGCGGCGGTTGCTCCACATCAACTTCGTTTTGTCGGCAATCCATCGCTTGAGAAACCGCCCGGCTCCGCAAGGATACCCCTGGAAAAGCGTCCCTTCCCGGTTGTCGGCGCGGAACATATAGATATTTCGAAAGCAAGCGTAGTCGTGTAGTTCGATGTTGTCGACGATATAGGACCCCGCCCCCGGAAGCAGGAAGTCGTCGCTGCCAAGCTGCATCATAACCTCCCAATCGTACCCCTTCATCCACTCGTAGAGCTCTTGGTTCTTGAGCCCCAGAGTTTCGTTCGTTACTTCCTTGTACTTGTATCCAAACTCCTCCGCAAGCTGCGCGTGAACCTCCTCCGAGACGCCTATAAACGGTTCTATTTCGTAGCCCGCTGCGAGGAACTCCGCTCGTATTCGTTCGATACCTACGTAGCAAGCGCGGGTCATCTCAACGCGCTGCCAGACGGGAAGGTGAATGGCAATTTTCATCCCATATACTTATTCCAAAGCGCGGTCATATCCCGAGTTTGGGACTGGTCCCAAATGGTGTCCTTCGGTCGAAGGTATCGGAAGTAGCCAATTCGATGTTTGATGGCTTGAATCGGTACGCCGTTCTTCTTCGCCCAGCTTCCTACCAAAATGTCGCCGCAATTCCAGTCCTGCTCCATCTCCTTTTGCAGTCGCTGGTAGATTTCCTTTGGATAAAAGGAGCAGCCCGTACCCGGCGCAGTTAGTTGTATTTCTTTGAGGTTTTCGTGCAAGCAATAAACCTCGTTACGCACCTCTCCGAAGTAGTTGACGGTTGGTCCTTGCCAGGTTTTGCCGTGATGCGTCAAGATAGCCCCGGGAAACCGCTTTGCATTTCGAACGAAATCCTGAATGTAGCCCTCTGGGTAAACCAAGTCGTCGTCCAAAGTTACAAAGTCGTTTTCGCTGGCGTGAAATTTGCCGATATCGCCCGTGTTTTCGCCCCAAGAAACGACGCACCACGAAGGAAAAGCCGGAGGTTCCTGCCCCTGCCAGCGGATATACAACGTGTTCAACTGACCTCGTAGGCTTTCAATCGTTTTGACGCTTGCAGGGAAGCGTTCTGGAAGCATCGCGATACCTCCGTCTACTACGTGTTTCATCGGCACAAGTTCAGGTCTTTTTAGGGCAAAAAAAAGCCCCATCGCTGGGGCTCTTTCTTAGGTGGAAAATCATTAGGTCGCTGCCCCGTAGGTAATGTTCGTCGTTGCCGACAAAATCGGAGCTGGGATAACCTCGTGAGCTAAGAACGTGATGTTATATCCGTTCAAATCTCCCGACGCCGTACCCGTAGAAACGGAACCGCCGTTGGTTTCACACCCGGAAGTGTGGCCCATCACCATTCGGTTTCCGTTGACGTCCTCAACGATAATGCAAACCCGGTTCTTCAGGATGTCCGCCAACTCTTGGTTGTCGATAGCCCGAATTTTTGGGTACTGAATCGTAACGACTTGCTCGAAATAGACGGTTCCGTTCTCAATAGAAGACTGGACCGTTTGAACGAATGAGCCGCTATTTTTCGTGAGTTCAAAAGGGTAGACAGTAATTGCTACTGCTGCCCCAGCCAACGCGCCGCTTGCGGGAGTACCCCAGTCGGCAGCGTCGAACTTCTTGAACCACACCCGGCGAATGCCCCCAATAGCATCCTTGCATTGGAGGGTGCGCCCGTTAACTGTCAGTGTGCAACTCATCAGTTAACGAATTAGGTGGTCCGACGGAGCAAGCCGTAAGAATCGTGATCTACTACCTGAGTTCCAAAGGCGAACTTCATAATAATACGCGTTACGTCGTCGCCCGTTACGTCGATGAGGTCCAAAACGCGAGCTTCGGTGAGGTCGGTCAGGAGGTTGCATCCTACGTACAAGTTCTCAACCCGCGAAATCAACAAGGTGTCGTTCGGGAAACCAGCAGGGGTAACTACGCGATAGCCAGCGTACTTGTCTGCCAAACCTTCAGCGAAGAAAGCAAGTTGAGCCGTTCCAGCCAAAGCCGAGAAATACAACTGCTTAGAAGCGCGGCTCATATAGATAACCGCGTCCGGGTCGCCCATCAAAGCCGGGGGGCACTGCGTCGTGGTCAAAGCAAGCAACTTCGACAAGATGTTGGCGGCAGTCAAAGCCCCCGTCAAGTTTGCTTCGTAGGTTGGAGAAGCCAAAACCATCTGACGCAACAAGCCGTTGAAAGCGGTATTTGTTGCGCCCGTAGCTACGCCCGCGTCGGGGTTGTAGTTACCCTGCCAAATGTTGTTTTCGATAGCTTCTGCCGCACGCTTAGCGACGTACATAGCTGCTCCGTCCTTGTACGAACCCGGGGCGATAGCTGAAGCTCCAGCCATCAGTTCGCTTTCCCAAGTTGTGCGAAGGTCTTTGTTGCAAATCTGGTCGTTGATTTGCAGTTCGGTCAGCGTCAAGGTAACGTCGCTCAGATCGAGAGCCGTGCCGCTGGTGAACGTGCAAGTCGCAGCTTGGATTTGCGAGCCGGAGAACTTCCGCAGTTGCGCCTTGTGGCGGACGTTGTCCAGAACGGATACGTAGTTGTTTGCGATAGTGTCTGCCGCAAGAATCGCGGGGGCTACGTAGGGAAGCGCAGCTTTCCCAGCGTAGTTGTTTGTGGTAAACGTGCCGTTTGCCATAGGTTCTAATTATGAGAATTGATTTTGAATTGCTTTTACACGCTCTGCCAAAGGCAGTTTTGCGATGTCCTCGCGGGACATCTGAACCTTTACCGGGTTGCGAACCAAACCGCCGGCGGGCTGCTTGCTCAACTTCTCGATTTGGGCTTCTTTTTCTTTCAGTTGCTTGGAGAGCTTTTCCTGAAGCTTACCAACTTCTGCGGCGATCATCTCAGAGACCATCTCCCGCGTCAACACTTCCGCAGCCAGCTCTTCCGCTGGAGCTTCTTCGGCGGCGGGCATCTCCCAAGCCGCTACTACGCCCTCCGCTACCGTAAACTCGGTTCCGTCCTCGAGCTTGTACTCGCCGTCTGGGAGGGGAATCTG